CGACGAACAATCTTAGGACGTTGTTTCTTTTCGACAACATCAGTTGTTACTTCTAATTCGTTTAACAAGTCTTTATCCTTTTTTGGAGACGTTGCGTACTATATAGGATTTACGCTATCGGAGAGGTTTCTATAGGAGAAGAATATTAATCATCCTATATCGCTATCGGATATCCCTAACATCCGACATAGTACTATACTGCGAACTATATCATACTTTTACTTAAATTACAATGATTATGGTAATGCACTTTGTTAAGTATACACCTTAGTCCATCCTGTGCGGGACTTCATAGTCTTGATTGGTCTCCGCAACCTATCCGACATAGTCCCTACGGTGCGCTGATTCCACTACAGTCCAGTCTACGACTGTGTCCCCTTTATTGTCTATTCTATGCTCCGTATAAATATACTCTATATTCAAGTACTTACATTGCAGTGCAATATAGTCTATTTTCTTTATTTTATATACAGTAGCTGGTTTTACTTTTTTGTATACAGTAGCGGCTCCGACAACATTACACAACACAGTCATACCCTCCCCCCCTATGTTGTTTTTATACAACAATATCGATATATACGCATATACGCATATTAGCACTCTACTGACATGACTGCTAACAATAGAGTAAAGCTATCGGGTTGTATGAGGGGCTATGTTGCACCTTTATAGTGCATTACTGTAAACCTTGCACCAACATAGAGCATAGACATAAACTATCAAGTATCTCAATCAATAGTTAAATACAATCAATAACTTAGGGTTTATCCTAGTATCTTTTTATAGCACTAAGCCGTTATACTGTATAGGCAGTATTGATAAACAGTAGATAAGAAAGGGTTCACCATGCAAACATTAAACATTAACCTATTAAAAGCAAATGTAATTATGTCCAATGTTGAGAATCAAACAACAGTGGATAAATGCCTGTTATTGGACAATGATGATTTTATGAAAACATTTACAAACGCTATCAACGCTAATCAAAACATTAACCAAATAACAGAAACATTAATAAACTTTGTAAACAATAATTATTAATAAGGGTTTATCCCTATTGCGGATCATTAGCGATAGGGATAGACTGTAAACAGTAACAACACACAAGAAAGGTAATATTATGAACTCAATAACAATTTATCACGGCTCAGCAAAACCTATTAAGGTTATTGGTAAGAATCAAGTCAAAATGTTAGACTTTGCTTACAAGTATAAAGGATGGCACTCATATTCTAGCGATAAGCCTACATTAAAAGCATTAAATGGCTTACTTGCTAAAGGATATATTGAAATAAACCAATTCGAGCAGTTTCGCTTTACTTATCCAAAGTCAATCTGATGATGGGCTAATGCCCGAAACACTCGCAAGGGTGTCATTGACAGTAGGCTTTATCTTAACTTTAGACAGGAGATTTATATTATGAGAATCAAACCAATAGCGTCAAATATGACCGAATTATTGCTTAATGATGGCACACGAGTGCTATTCAGTTATGAGACACCAGTAGCCCATTTTAAACCTAGCGAATATCTACGGCGCACTTCTAAAAAATGGTCAGTAACCACATCAAAGCATATCGGTAAATGGGATATTGCTAAATGGTCAGATATGCCATACTCTGAAATGCCACAGGAATATTTTGATAATTTAACTGAAAGGGCTTAATCATGAATGACAATAAATACAATGGATGGACAAATTACGAAACATGGAACGCTAATCTATGGATTGATAACGATTGGAAACTATCCGAGCATATAGCCTGTATCACAGGCGATTATTTCGGCTCATATGAGGATTTAGACACGATCACAGGATTAGTAGCTGAAAGAATCAATGATATGTTTGTCGATATGATGCCCGATATTGAGTCAGGGTTTTTCGCTGATGTTATGAACGCCTCATTTCGGGAGGTAAACTTTCACGAAATAGCACGCTATTATGTCGAAGTAGAGGCGGAACAATTAGAGGATGACAAACTATATAGAACTGTCAGACTAGAGTCAGTTGTACATTTTCAACAGTAGATAAGAAAGGATTTAACATGGAATACGAAATAGGAACCAAGTTTTTATCAGGCGGTAAACATAAGCGGGAATCAATCGTTACTGATATTCTAAAGACTTACAACAGTGCTGGCGATTTAGTAAAAACAAGGTATCAAGCAAGCCATGAATTTATGGGTCAGATTGTTACCGATTACGATGTAATAGCGGTTACAATCGCTAGAGGTTTAATCAACAGTAAATAAACGCAGTATCCTAAACTTGGAGGTATTACCATGAAACAAACTATTAACCTAAATGACTTCCGCAATGCGTTCCAGAGCATTCGCCCAAATAATTTCTCTTATGAGGGATTGGAAGTTTTATTTGATTATTGTGAAGATTTAGAAGTATCTTGCAATAAAGAAATGGAATTAGATGTTATTTGGCTTTGTTGCGATTATGCGGAATCAAGTTTTGAAGAATTGATTAACCAATATGACATTGATATCAAAGGCGTTGAAGAGGTAGAAGAATTTGTTTTAGACTTTATGAATGACAGAACCATTGTTTTAGGTGTTGGTGACAGTCCTAAGAATTCATCATACAGTTGCTCTATCGTTTATCAACAATTTTAAGGGGTTAATCATGACTAAAATTATCATTGAAGAGGTTTACACAGGCGGAGGGTGTGAACACCTTTCAATTCAGTTTATCGATTATGGTGTGCAGTTTGACATCATGAATGCTAATGAATACTCTGCTAATCAATTGCCAGAAAATGGTGAGCCATTCTGTTTTAATCTATGCAAGATTCAGGATGGCATTGACGGAGAGTATTTAGACATCTCTGACCGGATTGAGAACTATAACAGTGAAACCATTAAAGATTTCTGTTTAGGCTATCTGGCGGCCCGCAAAATGAAACCGATTATTGAGGCAGAACCTGAGCCATATGACATCGATGGATTGTTTGCATCGATTAACGACATCCATCAACAATATGATGATGGCAGTATTAACAGAGATGAAGCAAATCGCATCGCTAAATTATGTTGCGATGCATTTATTGATTGGTATGAACTATTTAATGAGGATAAATAATCATGTCTGAAATAAAACTAGAAACAATTGCGGACGATATTCAAATTAATAATGTCGTTGTGTTTGATGTCATTACTTTAATCGATGAGTGGTCTTCGGACCATGACAAACAATGGAGGCAATACGCCTTGGAATTGATTGCAGAAATTGAAGAAAGGTTAATAAAATGAAATCATTACTACTTACTGGCGTGTGTTTATACACTTGCATTGTTGCTGTTTATGTTATTGTTTTCTATTTATGAGGGGGTTATATGAAAACTAATACTAAAGAACAACTATTAGACTATATCTTAGAATATAAAGCTGATATTTGGGGCTTTAATTCAGAAGATTATATATATTGGGCGGACTATCTCAGCGAGTTATTTACAGAGGATTTACTTGAGGAATTAGAAGATCATTATTTGATTGAAAGGGTTTAAAAATGGATAGGTTTGACTATTACATGGAATTTATGTCAATGAGGCTTGATGATCCACAATTTAGGCTTATGTATGGCATTAATGATTTTGATAAATGGTATGCTGATTTTATGGAAATGCTTAACCAAAAACACTATGAACCAGTAAAGAAAGAATTATGAGAACTGCACTATTTTGGTGCATGACATACCTAATTTTAGCGTATATTGTGTACCATCTTGTTGGCGTGATGTTATGTTATACTTGGGAATACCTCTAAAACCTCTTAAACGGGGCTATACGGGGTTTTTATGGGGTAGGTAATACCTCGGTATCATCTACTGTATTTTAATTGAATAGAGAGGGTTTTATGCACTGCACAATATGCGACAAAATGCTTAATGATTATGAGTCAACACGAAAGACACTGGATGGCAAGTATTTGGATATGTGCCAAGACTGCTACACAGGCTTAGACGTATTAATCCCTACAATAGATCGTAAGGATTTACTACACGAGGCGGATATGCCATTGATAGATGAAATATTTGACGAGTATGGGGACTATCAAGCCTATATAAACAATGATGATCTATGATGTTATACAACTTAGTATATGCTTATGTTATATACATAGTTAAAACATACTATAACGTAATACTATAAAGTGAGGGTAGCATACTTTTATGATTTTGTCAATAGTTTTGTGTTGTATTTATGTCGTTGTTTTTATTACGAATGTGTGATATTGTCGAAACTACAAGGAGGGTTTTATGAATCAAAACCATAACGAAGAAGCAAGATATCACTTTATTATGATGGATTTTGTCGATCTAATCGGCGATTATGGATATGATACTGTCATGGACGATCTATCTACGGCGATTGCTGATAAGGTTAATAGGCTGGTTGGTAGAGCAGTAATGGAGGATAATGATGATTGAGAAACTAGAACCACCGGAAGGATATGTCTTTTTATGTACGCATTGTGCAAAGGATATCGGCATTGAATTACCACAAGATGATGATGTCACAATCACTTTACCAAGAAGTCATTGGCAAGCAATAAACAAGGCTATTGATGTCGCTTGTGATACGGAGGACAGCGATGACTAAAATGGGTATGGAATTAATTACTGATCATGAGCGATCCGCAATATGGGATCATGATAAGAATACTTGGGATGTCGGTGACAAGATGGTATTCCAATGGAAGAATAAAGAAGAACAATCACCTAGATTTAGTATTCTTCATGATGCACTGGATTGGATGATTAAGCGTAACTCATGAAAGACCTTATCTTTATCGGGGTCTTTGCTCTAGGTTGTATATGTGGTTGGATTGCTAATCAGGTGCATTTTGAACATAATGATTGCATTGACTACTCAGGCAAGTATCAGCGCTATGAAGCATGGTTAAGCGTTAAGGATGGGATTTATCGTTGCTTTTGGATTGAGAAAGATTATCCGCATAGGGTGCGTGTGCAAGGTGTGATTGATGTTAAATAAAAGGAATCATATGAAATATCTTAGTGTTTGTAGTGGTGTTGAGGCGGCAACAGTTGCATGGCATTCATTAGGTTGGCAGCCAGTTGCGTTTTCTGAAATTGAGCCATTTCCATCAGCAGTACTGGCTCATCATTATCCAAATGTTCCTAATCTTGGGGACATGACTAAATATAAGGAGTGGAATTTAAATGAATCAATTGACATTCTTGTTGGAGGAACTCCCTGCCAATCATTCTCAGTTGCCGGACTCAGAAAAGGACTTGAAGACCCAAGAGGAAACCTTGCCCTCACCTATGTTGGAATTCTTGACAAGTTTAGACCCCAGTGGTTCATTTGGGAAAATGTGCCGGGTGTCCTCAGTTCAGGCGGTGGACGGGATTTTGGTTCCTTCCTCGGAGCGGTGGCTGAATGCGGGTATGGGTTCGCATACAGAGTGCTTGATGCTCAAAACTTCGGAGTCCCACAAAGACGCAGAAGAGTGTTTGTTGTCGGACATCTTGGAGATTGGCAACCTGCAGCAAAAGTATTATTTGAGTCCGAAAGCCTGTCAGGGGATTTTAAATCGAGCCGAAAGACGAGGAAAAGTGTTACCGGATTTGTTGAAAGTAGCTTTGGTCAATATCGTGAAGATGTCATCGCAGGAACAACCAAAGCCAGTGGAGGAGTCTTAGGCGGTGGTTCAGAAACATTCTTAACTATTCCTTTAAATACAATGACAATTCTTGGAAGACCGTCTGACAATGGGCGCATGGGAAGTGGTATTGGTAAAAATGGTGACCCATGTCCAACAATTACAAAAGCACATAGTCATGCCGTTGTATACGAAAACCATCCATCCGATAGTCGTGTTAAAGATATGGGTGATGTCTGTCAGACTGTCACATCAACATGGGGAACTGGCGGCGGTAATATTCCATTTGTTCAATCTTTTGGCATACCGGGAAATTGGATTGGCAGAAAGCCTGAGAATGGTGGAAATGCCACAACTCCAATGGATAATGTTTCACCTTGTTTAACAAAAACAGACAGACATGGTGTTGCTTTTGGTTTTGAACCCGGAATTGCTAAAAGAGAGGGTAATCCTAATCGTTTTAGTAAGGAACTATCACCAACACTAACCGCAAGCAATGACCCAAGTCGCTCACCGCAATCTAGTGAAGTCACAAATCAAATTGCCGCAGTATATGCAGCAAGCACTTCTGTTCGTAGACTAACTCCAGTAGAGTGTGAACGATTGCAAGGGTTTCCTGATAATTACACTCAGATTCCTTGGAACAAAAAGGTTTCTGTTGACTGCCCAGATGGATTGCGTTACAAAGCAATGGGTAACTCAATGGCGGTGCCAGTAATGAATTGGATAGGTACTCGAATTCATACAGAATACAAGGAGTAATTGATGTCAAATGAACATGGCTACTGCCCGAACTGTAACGCTGATTTAGATGGTGGCTCGATATGGCAACACTTCTTTGAGAAAACAGGCTCAGAGGCAGAGGCAGATAAGAGTGCTAAGTCATACGGCGCAGATAGAACCCAAGGACAATGGGGCAGAGCTATCGGGTTATATGATATGGAAGTCGATAGAACTGTGGCTTGGAAATGCCCTGATTGTGGACACCAATGGGGTCGTAATGTAACATAAACGATACATTAAGTGGGGTTATTGTAACAAATACGATACATTAGGAGAATGATGATGAAGCCAAGTGATTTAGTAGGACGCATTACAGAAGCAAATCGTATTAGTGGGACTCGTGCATACGGGGACTGTGAATACAGGGAAGAAGATCCAAGAATGGCAATATGGAAACTTGAAGCAGAATGGATTGTTAAACAACAAAAGGAGAAGCAAGATGGATTACTATGATTTCAGTTGTAAGGTTGATGACATACAGGGTAAGATAGAATGTTTTGTTGAGTTGCTAGGAACACTAGCGGAAGCAGATTCTGACAATCAATCCAGTGGCACATTCTGGTTTATTCAGGATACTGTCAAGCGATATTCTCAAGAACTTGAAAGTCTATCGCATGAATTAATGGAGAATCACAGAGAACTAACTGATCAAACTACTTCATTAAAGCCAAAGAAAAATGCTGACAAAACAAAGAACAAGTAAATTCCTAAAGCACATCTCTTGCCCGAATTGTGGGTCATCGGATGGTAATGCTTTACATGATGATGGTCATACTTATTGCCATGTATGTCATACTTACACCGATGGCGATGGAGTTATTACCAAGAGAGAAATTAAACCAATGAATAAGGATTTAGAATTTTATGACAAT